AAATTGGTAACAGTGCTTGAACTTGAGAAGATATTAGTTGCACTAGCTTCTCCGTCCATGGTAATATCAAAATAATCGTTTGCTGAACTTGGACTAGATGACATTGTGCCCTGCACTTTAAGTGTACCTGTAAAACTACCTCTGGTGTACACTGCGATTGTGTGTAATGCTTTGTTGTTATTGATACCCGGTCTGGCATCAATATTGCTCGATGTGTTGGCTAATGATTTAGAATCAGCTGTTGCTGTGAAACCTGTAATCGATGTGCTGGCAGTGAATTGCGGATAAGCACCATCCAGTATTTCTATTGTACCAGAGGCCGCGTATCCTGTGTCAGCGTATGTAACTTCTCTGCTACCATCTGATTTAACTTCACGTACAGCAAAGTTGTAGAATCCAGAGTTCAATGGCAACAAGTCACCTTCTGTTATTGTGGTACTAGCATCACCTTTTGTGCTGACTGTTGAGCCGTCATCTAATATTGTAAGTGTCTTTGTGATCACTGACTTCTTGCTTTCAGTGTCAACAACATTTAATTCGTAGGTCTTTGTAGTGATATCCTGTGCTTTTTGATCCTCGTTTTTAAACGTGAATGTGACTGGGTTCGATACTCCCCTATGAAGCGTTAATCGTCTATCGTACACTTGTGAGTTCCTTCCGTGATAACCACTTACATAAGCGATTACCAAGTTGTTTATTAAATACCTTTGTACTGTTTGCATAATACATATTTAACAGTATTTATAGATAGATTATGAATGAAATTTTTAACACGTTAAGAGACAAGTTCCCTTTTTTAAGCCTTATACGAAAGGGAGACCTAGAATACGTAGGCATAGTGCAGAACGAGGACACCAATGTGATCAGCTTCTATGATTATGGTAGATTGTATTCTCCACAGGACAAGATGACGTTCTTGAAATACGGTGAAAGCTGGTGGCACGAATCCAACAGGAAAATACCCATAAACATATTCCTCAAGGGTGACTTCCGTTACTTCCGTACAACACTGGTTACGCTGAACTCTAAAGATATAGAGATAGTGCATGGACCAACTGTTAGACTTTCTGATATTTCAAAAAAGAGGGTGAAGAGACGAACTATTCAATTGGTTAGACGTCCCGTTTAAACTTTTCCGTTTTTATTAATATACTTTGCGTAATATATCGTCAATGGATTGTCCGCTTGATAAGGGCAATCATGTGAAGGCATCTTGTATATTTTCTTTTTAAGTTTTTTGGGATTTTTCTTTTTACGTTTCTGATGTTGCATCAAAACTATATTTAGCTTTGGTCAGCAAATTCATCTGAACAACGATAGCCTGGCCATAAGCAACAGCATGTGACTTCTTGAAGAAATAAGACCCGTCTGTGGGTTTAACCCATACTTGTTTTACTATCTCGTCCCACTCTTTGTACATTAATTGTCTCTTGGCAGGACGTATGATTGCAAGTACAGCCGCAAGTTGTTCAATGGTCCTTGGCTCTAACTTAGACACTATGTTATAATGGCCATTTAGGTGGAAAAGGTTTTCAACCACTTTTGGATCTTTCAACATGTCCCAATCAGGTTCCTGTATCATTAACTCAACAAGTTCTTGCTCTGATTTAACTTCTTTGTATATGTTTACATTGAGGCAGTCGATCTTAAAGTAGCCCCTATCTTCTGCTTTCTTGTAATCCAATGAGGCGTGTCCGGTAACAGGATGTTCTGGTATAGCATGGAAGTAAACTCCTGTCTTGTGTTTCTCTGTTTTGTCTTCTTTGATCATTGATGCAGGTGTGTGCTTGAACAGTTTTAATGTTCCGTCTCTGTCAAAAAAATCTATGTCTACGTCAGGCATTAGTGTATACTTCCTTTGTCTTTCTCATTGTGTTTGATAAACTCTTCCCTTGACCCTGGTTGCAATAAATCTATCACATCTAGTAATGCTCTGTATCCTGCACTGTTTATCATTGCTGTGTCCATCTTTGGTACTAATATCTTTCTTATGTCTCCGCCTTTGCTTATTATAACACAACTGTCACCGTCAACGAAATCTAATTCATCACTATGGTCAACATCTATCTTAGACAATCTTTGCCTCCTTGGCTGTGTCCTGCACAAGCATGTGATCGGCCGGGTAACTCTTAAATTTGTTTGCCCAGTACTCTGGATTTATAAATCTCTGTGTCATTTGTAATTGTTCGTCGCTAAACGATTTTAACATTTTTTTCCCTGCGTTGCAACCTAGCAACAACCATGGACTTATTTTTCCTTGCTGTATGTGTTGCACTGCCCTGTTAGTGTTCACAAGTCTGAAGTAATCTGACCACTGTGCATTTTGTTCTTCAGCCCAGTCCATCATTGTTGCAATACTTCTTTGTAGTGACGCTTCGACTGGTTCGCCTTTCAAGGCATCAATCAGGTATGCTTCATACAAATCATCTCTCGCCCAATGATCAAGTTTGACCTTTGAGTGTAACACGTAGTCTATGTATTTCTCTGGGTACAGTGGGTTAATGTGCATGATGTATCTTCCAAACTTAACAAACGCATTGTAGTAAGCACTGTCAACGAAATCATCATATGTACGTGGTTTGCTGTTGTGTTGATGTATCTGATAGAATCTTTGGAACACCATGAAAGCGTTCACCACCCACTTCTCATCTCGCTGTAGGTGTCTTCTCTTTGGTTCGCAAAGGTGAACTTGAAGTGTTCTCTCTTTTGCAAATGTCTTGTCGCAGTAGGTACACTTATTTAGATTCGATGCCATGTGCCTCTATCAGTTCCTCTAGTTCTCTGTCTGTGATAATTTTGTCTAACACTTCTAGGTCAGTTTCTTTCCAGTTAGGATAGATCTGCATAAGTTTCTTTAATGATTTATTCGCCACACGTTTCATTGGTTTGATCCACGGATGGAACTGTTGTGTCTCGGCCCCACACATAGCAGTCAGTATCCATAATAATTTTTTGTGCTTTGATCCCAGTGTAAAGCAGTGCTTGTTAACACATTCATTCACCATCTCAACATAGTGCTCCACATAGAAAGTATCCTTGGAGGATACACTCGAAACATATCTCATCAGCATGTACGGGGAATACAATGACTTCTCATGGTCGTCGATCCTGTCGAAGTAGTCCTTGTTTCGGAAGTCAACGGCTTTGAGACCGTTCCGTAATTCAAAAAACTTTCTCTTACTTTTTTCTGCTGGCATATTTTAATCCAAACATTGTACATTCTTTTGCTGTTACAAATGTTAATTGTATTTTATTATTCATGTGTTTCATACCTGAAATTTGTAGTTTAGTTTCCCCTAGCCAATCAAAGAAGTCTACCACCCAGTTCTTGTCCATCCATACAGGAGTTCCATCACTGGTGATGATTACTGGTGCTTTGATTTTAATTGATTTTCTACCAGACGTCGCCATAGTCCACCTGTTCACACTGTCTTGAAATGTCTTTTACGAAATAAGCACATATAGGTTTAGGTCCATTGGTCAACGGAACCGCTAACATCTGTCCTGATTTAATTTTTGGGAAGTACCATTTGACTTCTGTGTATATGTCCACAACGTCTATGGGATAGAAGTCCGGTTTTGGACTTGACAGTGGATTGAACGTGAATGCATCAAACCCTCTATCGTTCAAACTTGTTATAGGTAACACGTGCATCTCTGGTTGTCCCTGCTCGCCTATCAACATCTTCCAATCCAAGGGCATCTTGATCTTGTGTTGACCGATCTGTAGAACCGCCGCCGGGGCATTGAAACTCTCTAAAAATATTAAGGGTATGTAGAAGAAGTCCGGATTGCCTGGATCTGAATTGTCTAGAACCGCAAACCTCAGGTTCTCGTCCACCCATTCGGGTATCTTCTCTATGCTGTATGCTCTGTCATCAAGTGTAAGGATTTTCATAATTTACTTTCTCTATATTATACGGGTAATTGGCCTCTTTGTAAAACTTTTTCCTTGCCGTTAAGTGTCTTTTCGCAAACTTGCAACTGCTGGTAATATCCCATATCTGCACGTTCTCCTTGTCTTTGGCCTTTCTTATGCCCCTCCCTATGCTCTGTATCACACGGACGAACGACTTGCCAGGCTCTATGAGAACAAGATTAAAAATACGAGGAATGTTAATACCAACACTGGCAACTCCATATGTGGCGATAATAATTTTATTTGTTGCAGTAGATACTTCATCATATTGCTCCTTCCTGTCTACGTTTTTAGTTGATCCAGATACAAAAACTGAACCCTCTAGTTGTTCCTGTAATATTTCTCCTGCTGATATCCTATCAACCAGTACCAATGTGTTGCCTGATGTAGACACATCTTTTATAGTTTTCGCCACCCAAGCCATTCTGACCTTGTCTGTTGTGAGCCATTTAAGTTCTTCTGCATATGTTTTGAACTGTGGATGATCTTGTGTCTGTAAAACATTCACGTGACAGTTTGCAAGTACCCCCTTGTCTTGTAGTTCACTGGCTTGTATTCTGTGTGTGACATCTCCTATGCTACATTTCAGTCCCATGAACTCGTAATCTGCTTTTGGTACTGTACCGGTCAGTCCCCAACGTATGCCACAGTGTGCAAATGGTCCGGTCAATAATCTTTTAAGCACATCTGCTTTGGCCATGTGTACCTCATCTATTATCACTGTGTTGATTCCTTTTATTGCTTCTGCAAATGCTTCTGAATGCTCGTCCTTGCTTTTCTTTTCTAATACATTTAATGATTGCCAGGTTGCGATAGTGTTGAACCTGCCCAGTTCTTTCCTGTCTCCGTAGTACACGCCAACATCTAGATTACATGCAACAAAGTCTTCCTCGGTCTGCGTCACTAGACTTTTATTTGGCACTATGGTCAGTGTACGTCCATAGGGTTCAACCAGTTGACACAATGCCGCAGTGATGATTGTCTTACCTGCTCCTGTGGCAATCTCTTGTATGCACTGGGGATTTTCTATAAATTTGTTTACTGTCTCTACTTGATAATCTCTTAATTCAATAGGTTGGCCAGCCATTGGATGATTAACAGGCCATGTGATGTGCGATAGGTAATCCTTGTCTATTGTTTTGAATTCAAAGTTGTGTTGCTCTCTGTGATCTTCAAATTCCACATACACACCGCCATCTTCTAGTATGGGAAGTATTTGGTCAACCAGGTTAAGATAGGTTGTACCACCCAAACCAAAGAATGATACTTTGCCGTCCCATCTGCCTAGCTTGACTGCTGGAAGATGTCTTGCATATGGTATCTCATATTTGAATTTGTTGGATAGCCTCTTCCTCCACTCCAGAGAAAGATTCTCGAACTTGACGTTCACTTCATCTTTTATTACTAATTTACACGAACTCATACCAATTTAAAATAACTTTGTAATTTATTTTTTAAGTACGCAAATTCTGAGCGATTGCTTAATTTTTCTAATATCATAGTATCAGTATCTTTGGGCCAGACATCTATATGTAAAACTGTTTTTAAATTTAATAGTTTTGCTGTGTTTTTACTAAACTTTGAAATCACTTCATCAAAAATTTTTTCTGATTTTTTTGTAACAAGAAATACTTGAGATATTCCCTGACATTTTAGAAATATATTTTTATTTTCTTTAAGAAAATGATTAGTGGCATCTAATACACCTTTTATATAGGAATAATCATCTACACAAATTATAGTATCATCGTTAATATGTAATTTACATTTTTTAAAATCATTAATAGCACCATCATATGAATGATCACCATCAATATGTATAAAATTAAAAAAATTTTTTCCTAAATCGTCTGTGTCTAAATTACTACTATCTTTATAAAGTATATTCCACTCTTTTGGATATTTAAATTTCTTGTTTATTTCAATTCCTAGAGACTGCTGAGAATATTTGTGAATCAATGAATAAGTAAGACCTTGGTACACTCCTATTTCCAGACTGTTTTTTGGATTTAAGTTTTTTAAAAATTCATCTAAAAATAACCAGTCCCATATAAGTTTATAAGTTTTGTCGTCATTATTATTTTTCTCAATGAAATTATCATAATTTAAAAATGTTTTCATATTTTCCTTATGTTGTTTTCTAAAAATTTAAAGTCTCACTATTATATGATCATGCCAATCCCAACTACTCGGTTGGTGATCACTATAATACAATTTTTTTGGGAGATTGTCAAGAAGTCTTTTTAGATTATCAGTTCCTGCCGCGTAATAACCACCACCCAGTGCAACTAACGAGGCCTTTGGTTTTATTTTACTCTTGATCATCGCCCTCGGTATCCTGTTCCTCACAAATATAACTTTGGTTTTTTTGTTTATGAACTTGAACTGTTTACTCATTTGGTGCAGTTCAAAAAGATTTTCAAAGAACTCTCTGGATGTGTTGTTATTGAGCATCATCTGTCTTTGATTGTATTCGTTGTCGGCATCTTTCAGGTACACAGGTTCCTTAACATCAAAACCCCACGAGCACTCGGTCAGTATGTCTATACCGTTTGCTTTGAAAACATTCATCCATTCCCAGAATTCTTTCACTT